TCCTCCAATAGCTTGGGAACTTTGATCCTAGGGCGGCCTAGCTTGGGTTTTCCAAGCTTTCTAGCGGCTGCTTCTAGACGAGCCTGCTCGATAGCAGTCTCGTAATCATCCTCATGAAGCTCTTCTCCTGAGCGTTTGAGAATACGGGCAACGAGGTCGGCTTCACGAGCTAGGACATCTGTATCAGCGACGTCGACCATTGTATCCCCGAAAGTCTTGTCTCCTATTCTGTTCGCTTGATGCACCGCTATGACAGGAACAGCTTCATCTTCCGCCATGGACTTCACGTCCTCAGACAACACTGCAAACTTGTGCCACCTCTGACGGATGCCTTTCATGTTGGCAGTTTCTATGTGGTAGAAGCTGTCCAAGTACACTACGTCCGGCTGACTTTCCCAGATATGTCCTTGGATTTCCTCTAGCTGCTTGGGAGCATCGCGCCCGCAGAACAGTATGATCTTTCTTCTTTGAACATCACCGTCGTATTCTGCAGTCCCCTCATCCATTAACTGTTCAAATTTGAGCCATGCTCTCTTCTGAACTTGAGGAGGAAGCAAACCTCTTTTGAAGAGCTGGTAATCCACTTTGGCAAAAAGAGATGCGAGTCGAAGACATATCTTTCCTTTGCTCATCTCACGAGACCAGATGAGCACTCGAGCATTGTTCTCCAAGAAATCATGGGCCGCGCAATACAGCAACAGCCATGTTTTCATCATTTTCATTCTGGCATAGAACACGACGAAGTCTCCGGCTCTCTTACCAAGAGTGTCTTCTGTCAGACATTCCCATGGCCAAGGCAAGCCGAACAGCTCTCCATCTTGGGCAGACTCGTAATGCTCCTTAGCTTCCTCGATGATTTCACGGACACCCATTGGGTGGCTGTCCCTCATCTTTTGTGTGATCTCGGTCAAACGAGATTGCATCTCCACAATAGCCGAGTGTAATTCTTCCCCTTCCAAGTCATCGACCAGCTCCTGAAAGTAACTGGCGTGCGCCCTGGCATCGGTCTCGAATGACACTAACTTGAGAGACCGAATCAGAGCCTTCAGCTCAGCTTCTTCTTCCAAAGGAACAGGAGACAGCCTGAAGGACGCCCACTTGTCTTGGACAGATCTGATAGAAGGAAGAGTCCTCATAGTGGCTCTGTGCTTCCAGTGATCCACCAAGTGCTTCCAGATCTGACGAGCCTCTGGATCTTTGAAATGGGCATCGGAGAGACCGTGTTTCAGCGCTTCCTGCAGTGTTCGACTGCGAAGAATCTCTGAGAGCACACGGTATTCAAGATTCATTAAGTACCTCCCAGAGACTTGGGTGATTCTAGCTTACCTGTTGGGTCTTCTGCGGACCCCAGGATCTTGAGCGCTCCTTCGGGAGTGACATACGTTCCCTCCCCAAAGGCGATCCTACAGAAGTCTCCCTCGGCAGACGCCAGGAAATTCTCCAGTAGGATAAGAGTCTCCTTGCTGAAGAGACTCTTCGTCACCTTGCAGCTCCCATAGGAGGTGCCTGTCGACTTGCTGACGTACATCATCACCAAGTCAACGAGCACCTCTCCACTCACATCTGGGCGCTTGAGTGTGCCTTCTACTGCAATGACACTGTCAAACGACGAAGTGTTTCCATCTCGGGTGAACATTGATCACCTCCGGAAGCTAGGTTTCTTCACTCCCTTGGGGGTCACTGTTTTGCCACCACGCTTCGCCGGTCCCTTCGGACCTTGGGAGCCCCCGCGTTTGGGAGGTTGTCTGACCTGAGACTTGGTCTCTGCTGGCGCTCTTGTTGGGTTGATGAGGCCGTCTCGCATGGCTGCCATCGCCTCATGGTCTTCTCCGCACAATCCCTGAACGTGGGGGCGAAGTATCTCGTGCACCGCATAGATGCTGTCCATGTCGTTGTTGCAGGGCACACTGATGCTCACAAACGCTTTGGCACTGTGATACGACACGCTACTGCCGAGGTCGGCCGACACCGTGACGCGAGCGGTGCCATCCCCCATGTACTCTTCTATCTTTGCCATGATCTCCTCTGATAACTCGTCCTGGCGCTCTTGTTCGAGCGTCGTCCTGTCATTGTCGTTGTAGAGACTCCTCTTGTGGTTCACACTGAGGAGTTCGCTGACGTACTCAACGAACTGATCCTCTGCCATACCTTCCTCCTAGATCTTGGGAGGCGTGATGGCAGGAGTAAGGTCTTGAGCCTCACGCCATGCGGGGCTGAAGTGATCTGATGCTTCTGGATGCTGAGCGAAGTAGTTGGCCACGGACGGATCGAATTGGAGCTTCTTGACGTAGCCCTGTTCGATCAGCTCTATGATGATGTCTCCACCTTCCTCGATCTCTGACACCAGTTTCATGAACTGATCGGGATCGTAGTTGGGAGACGAGCGCTTGAGCTGGCATTTGAAATCGCCAACGTCTTGCTTGGCCTCCCTGATGAGAGGGATTGCCATCTTGATCTTGTCCTGTATCAGATCTTCCTGGCGCATGATGTCTTGCAGGTAGTCATTTGCTTCGGGGAACTGCTCCTCGAACTCTGCTTTCATCGCCCGCAGGTTCTCAACTTCTTCCTCGTAAGCAGCCACCGCTTCCTGAGCCGCAGCCAACGCACTCACTTTCTTTGGAACGCCAGCCTTCTTCTTTGGTCGGATTGGCATGTTACATCCTTTCTAATATTCGCCTCAGTTTTGCGTGTTTCTCTTTGAGCTCCTCTACCTTGAGCACCACAGACTCCAGGGACTCCATGGTTTGGTAGAAGACACCTCCTGGGGCGAACTTCTGTGCGGTCTTGTCGAAACTGTCTGTACGCAGGATGTAGGATGGGTGAAATACCGGGATGACATCGTATTCCAGACGATGAACTCCATCACTCCCCTTCATTGGGAAGACGACCCCAGGTACCTCTGCCCCATTTCTCTCTCCTGTGATACGAAATGCTGGGCTCGGGCTGCTGAACAGGTTCCCCTGCTCTGCCTCGATGCCCCTTGATCGCCCCTGCACCAGGGCGTTGAGTGCGTACTTCCCTACTGTCACGATGACGAGGGGATCCACAACATAGATGATGTCGTGCAGCCGGGGCATGCACGCATCCTTCTCAGCTGCTGTTGGGTCTCGGTTCTTGGGAGGTCTACACGCCACGATGTTGGTGACGTACAAGTCTTCCCACTCCAGACCCACTCCCGCGATCATGGATTGAAGGAGTTTTCCAGAGTCGCCAATGAATGGCCACCCTTTCTCATCCTCCATCTCCCCAGGAGCCTCCCCTATGATCATGATGTCTGCGTCAGGGTGGCCGGCTCCGAACACCACGTTGTTTCTCGTCTCGTGGAGCGGGCAGTTCTCGCAGCTCTTCCACTCGTCGTAGATCTCGGCGAGCTTCTGGTTCTTCCACTCTGGAGTCCACGGTTCCATCAATCCCCCGGCATAGCAATGCCTGCTTGGCGAGCGCGATTCCTTGTTTCGGAGTCTTCAGCCGCTGAGAGCAAGCGCTTGAATTTGTTGACCACTGACGGCACTGTCTCTGGAAAATACCACGACGATGGAACGACATGCAGCTCTTCGACGGGGCCTTCATTCATATCAATGGGAATGAATGCCACCATGCATTGGATGCCAGCAGCCAAGTTTCCTTGAGGCGACCCATATTGTGCGAGCATGAGTCTAACATTGTGTAAAGTAACAGGAGTATGGTGGTTTGATGCTTGTATGAAGTATTCGTGGTTACTTCTCACACCTTCTGGAATTTGCCCAACGAACTTCTCTCCATGGTTTGATGTTACGATGACCCAGCGGGTCAGATCTAGTTCTTTCATTCAGCTCTCCACTTTGATTCTCTTTAGGTGGGTGGGGTAGCCCATGTTGTTTAGATGACCCCGCAGTGAGCGACATGATCTCTCCGTGCAAGCAAATGCTAGATCCTCATACACTCGGACTATAGGCTTCTTCTTGTTTGGATCTTTTCTCTGAATGCGGCCCCAGGATTGCTGTAGGTCGTTAGGGTTGGAGAAAGGTGTGGTGATGTAGAGCGTGTCTAGTGACGGCTTGTTCAAGCCCTCTCGCGCAAGCTGGAACGTACCGAGCACAGGATTGCTGTTGTGTAGTAACCTCATGCGATCCTCTTGAGGAGTGTCCCCGGTGATGATCCCTGGTACGGAGCCAAAAGCTTTCTTTCTGAACAGCTCCGCCAGACGATCCACGTGCTTCACGCTGTGACTCAGAATGAGTAACCTCCTCCCCTCACGGAGGTCTTGGACTGCGTGCTTGTAGATGAGGTCGTTCCTCCAGTCAAGCTCGCCTAAATAAGTGCGCACTCGAGGAATGCTAATCTCACCGTTGGAGTCAACGACACGCATCTTGTACCGTTCATCAAACTCCCATTTCAGGCGGTAGAAATACGTGTCTGGAATCAGCTCCTGGGACAAGTTCTTGTGGATCACTCTACCCAGGTGGTGCTGGTAGATCTTCTGGAGCCCGTCCGTTCTGGTGGCAGTAGCCGTAAGGCAATACCTCCTACCAAAGAACAAGTCGGCACTGCGCACGAACACCGGGGCGCTCATGTGATGGCCCTCATCGTAGAAGATCAGGCCAAAATGCCGACGAAAATCCATGGGCCAGCGCTCGCGGTTGAACGAGAGAGTTTGCACCATGGCAATGACTATCGGGTGCTCCCAATCAAGTTGGTCCCCTTGGACGACACCAATGCTACGAACGTCCAAGAATTTGGAGACCTCTTGCTTCCACTGCTCTAGCAGAGCCGTGGTATTGACGATGATGATGGTGGGCACTTTGAATTTCCCAGCCAGCTTCAGGGCCAAGACAGTTTTGCCCTTGCCACAGCTCAGATTGAGAGTGCCCCCGTTGTTCTCTACCAGTGCTCGGAACGCGGCCACCTGGTCTTCGTCACGCAACCCGATGTTGTCCTGAATGTCCGCGTATGGATACTTCTGTGGGCGGTGATCGACAAAGTCGAACCCAAACTCATGGTAGTGTGCTGAGTCAATAAACTCGCGCGGCACTATGATGTGGTGACGGGTCTCGTCCCACAGTTCTAGTGTGTCGGGCCGGGTGCCTAGGGGCTGGCCCTCCTCATCAAAGATCTCTATCTCTCCATATTGGAAAGTGAGCGCAGCCTTGAAGGGCTCAAGTCTGATCCCCGTCTTGGGGAGGACCAAGTTATTGTTGATGTATGCTTGGCCTGGTTCAATGACAGGAAACGTATAGCTCATTCCTTCCTCAAGGCTCCGTCCAGGATCATGGCAATGCGTCGGGCGCACACTCGCTCAATCCTGGGAGTGATGGTAATGTTGTAGCGCTGGAGTTCATACTTGACCTCACGACCAATCTTCTCCGCCAGGTCTGACACATTCACTGACTGTTTGAAGATGTCGAGATCGACGCCGCTTTTCTCAGCTAGCGCCAAGCGGTGCAACACGTACAACTTCTCCTTGATCTTGGGGAGAATAGGTGACCGCTCGACGATGTAATTGAGAACGTCCAAGGAAGGGACTCTCATCCCCTCCTCGTAGCATCGGTACGTGCGCTCATTGAGACCAGCGTGGCGAGCAAAATCGCTAGCTGTTCGGTAGGGAGACTGCCGCCTGGCCTCCCTCAAGACCTCATGGAACTTTTCCATGCGTAGCACATATCCTATATGTACTACTCCGGTCTACGCCTTCGTAGATACCCAAGCATTAGCTCGAGTGATCCTTCACCAGCACCCCACACTCCCATCAGGCTCATGCCCTTGAAGAAGTGCTTCCACTTCCCATGCTTGGGTTTCTTGCGGGGGAGGTAGCGGATCTCTGACTCTGGTTCTTCCATTCGCTTTGGAGCTGGGGCCTCAGATTCTTGCAGGAGGTTTCCTTTTGTTTCGCTGCTCTGTTGGCCGTATATTGGAAGACGACGGCGTGATACAGAGGGACGGCGGCGTGGTCGTTCCACTCGTTGCTCCTGGAGTTGATAAGTTAAAGGCTCGCATGCATCATTGTGAACACAAGAGCGGCACTGCTCATCGTCATACTCGAACCGATGACCAAAGCAGCAGATCCCACCTCGTGAATAGTGTGCAGGACAGCGTGAGCAGTCCCTTTCGTACTGACCATCGAAGCACTCCTGCACAATGCGCTTCTGGGTTTGTTGCATTTGATCTCCTTTCAAAAGATAGATTGTTTCAAAGCTATTGTTCACCTCTCTTGTACCCGCGAAACTCAGGGAATTTCGCTTGACCATCGAGTAATTAGACCGCTACGTTGTGTTTGGAAGGGGCCCAAATGAAGAAACAAGCAATTGGTGGCGAGGTCTTCGTGGATCTCCATAGTGCCCAGGCGAAGCGAGGTCCAAAAAGTCCCCCACCAGTGTTCAAGAGTCCTCCTCCCCCTGCCCAGAAGCCTCCACCACTCCTCAAATCCTTGCGAGAGTTTCTAGGTCGTGTCAACAAGGCCTCCCCCAAGACTATGGAACATCATATTGCTGAGTTCTCTTCGACTGCAGGCCGTGAAGCGGGTCGCGAAGCGGCCAAGCAGATGGGTCAGGAAGCAGATATCATCGTCAAGAACGTCATTGAGCAGGTCAGACAACAAGTAGGGCCAATGGCCGATGAGGCTGCCCATGCAGCACAAAAGAGAACAACTCGTTATGGTAGAAAATTGTTGAGCCAGACAGGTCAAGTGGGTAGGACAGCCGGTGGTCTGGCTCTTCTAGGAGGCGCTGCTGGTGGTGCCGCCGGGGAACTCAATGGCGAGCACCGTAGAGGTATCTCCAGAGGAATCATTGGCGGGCTGGTTGGTGCCGGTGCTGTGGCAGCCGCCTTGCCTAAGCATGTTGGGCTTGGTGGTAAAGGACTGCTCCCTCTGGTAGGGGGTGCTCTTCTCGGAGGAGCAGTGGGGGGATACACTGCAGGTGCTGATAGCTTCGGTGGAAAAAAGAAGGAGAGCTCGATGAGTGGGTTCAAATATGCTGGAGTCATTTTGGACTACTACGACGATCGTGGTGAGACCTTGAAGGCTCTCTTCCCAACCCCTGACAGGCTGCCAGATGAAATCAAGACCGCGAGCGTCCGGCCCAAAGAGAAGCTGCCGAATGAGGCGTTCGCCCTGATCATGCTCGACCAGGGCCACGTCTTCCGCAAGTACGCCTGTGCGGACCCGGGCACCACCATGATGTCCTCCATCTACTTCATGGAGTACGGCGACCGACTTCCGGAGGAGGCGCAGAAGACAGCGGCCTCCAACCTGGTTGCTGCCTGCCTGCGCCACAACATCATGCCGCCAGCAGAGATGACCAAGGTCGCCGAGGACATGATCCCTGGTGGAAAGGCCGACAAGATGACCGACTCCGACTTCCCCAAGAAGCAGATGGAGATGGGTCAGAAGGTCGAGATGGAGCACACAGACGATTCCCAGAAGGCCAGAGAGATCGCTCGCGACCACCTCGAAGAGTTCGACGACTATTACACTCGCCTCGACAAGATGGAAGAAGAGGCCAAGAAGGCCAAGGAGAAGAAGGCCGGCGCCATTAAGGACTTTTTTCTTGGTAGTGAGAAGACGCGGAATAAGAAGGAACAAGAGGCTTTGGAGTTCGCTCGGAAGCAGCGCGCCAAGGGCGTTAAAGGATATGAGTACATTGACGAGGGAGACAAGAAAAAGGAAGCCCAGGTCGTTGATGTCACCGGTAAGAAGCCGACTCCTCGTGTTGTCAGCACACGACCCACTGACGAGAACCTTTACGCTGTGAAGCTGGCTGACGGATCGCTCCACTACCCTATCGACACCTGGGATCGCGTCAAGACAGCTGAGCAGTACTTCCAGGATGAGCGCGTTCGCATGGACCCCGAGATCCGTCGTCAGTATGCAGTCAAGCTCGCGCGTCAGGCGTACATCATGGGTTACCCGCTCGACAGAGACATTGCCGAGCTCGGTGCACTCAGTTACCACAACGATGGCCACCTCAAGCATGCTTGTGAGATGCGTAAGGCCGCGTTCCCAAAAGGAAGCGCAGAGCACGAGTTCCTGGACGACTTGTTCGAGAAGCGTGCCAACGTGCAGCCAAGGGTCTACGCCGAGTGCCTCAAGCGCTTCGACATGATGAACGGCCTGGATCAGGGATGGGACCACGTCATCCTAGACCCATGGGCCTCCACCTTTGGAATCAAAACCGCCGCCATAGCTTGGGAGGATGGGGCCGATCGAGTGACTGAGGAAGAGCTAATCAACCTCGCCCGCAACGGGGCTGGCCATCTACACGGCCCATTCACTGAGTACTTCGCTCTGGAGTTCCAGAAGGACCCAGTGGCGCTCTTCAACTCGTTGCCAGACCCCCAGAAGAGAATCCTTGCCCGTATGGCAGTAGACCTCTCTTCTGTGGGCTATTCCGAGTTCATGCCGACGAAAAACGACGACGGCACTGGGCTGGATTCTGACAAAAAGAAGTTCAAGGTCACCTTCGGTAGCTGATGTCTGAGGCCCAGGTCAAATGGGGCTTGGACATTACCAAGCTCCCGCCCGCTGTGGCGGCATCGGATGAGCCCATAGTCCGGTTCTTTAGCTATCACGACGCGCATCCTGTCGCTCTACTCATGGTCCTCATCGAGAAGTTCGGCGTCGACTGGTTTGAGTGGGACCATGACGTGCTCAAGGATGAGATCCTCGAAGAGTTCAACGCCACTTCAGTGAGCCCGCACAACTGGGAGAAGATCCAAGCATGCCGCACGCTGGTCTTGACCGTGGGCAACTGGAAGGAATGGAACATCTTCGAAAAGATCGTTCAGGCTCTCAACAACAACATGCCGCGCTTTGATATCTGCCAGCGCTGCACTGTGCCTCAGCTCATGGCTGGCGCGGACATCATCAAGCAGGTTCGAGTCGAGGACTACGAAGAAGAGGTGGCCCGCTACATCGCGGCGTGTGCGATTGATGAGGGAGTCTTCTACCTTCCCCCTCCTCTGGACTTCGCGCAAGAGGTGCTGTCCCAGCCCATGTACCGCTGCAAGATCTGCGGCAACGTGGACACTGATGACCTCGACGGACGCTGCGACTTCTGTACGGGCAGGTTCTCTGATGAGCACCCGCTCAACTTCAAGCCCAACCCCATTGTTCCTCCTGACGTGGGCAACAATGTCGAGACGTTTCTTCTGCGCGGAGACCCTGGTCCGATCCAGCGTAGGTACGAGGAGTGCCTCAAGCTTGGTATTGACAATGTCAATATGTCCGATGAGAAGACGGAGGATGTCCAAGCGGCCAAGCTCGTGGTAGCTTACGAGTACATGCGATTGAGGCGGCGCCAGCTTGTAGAGCAACTGGAGGAGCTCAAGGATTGGGTGAGCCGATGAATGAGAGAACTCTCCAGGCCTTCCTCGACGAGCTCGAAGGGATGGAAAAGGACGCCTTCTTGGGCACCATTGGTCGTGGTGCTCGATCTGCAGGAAGATGGGTCGCTTCCCGCCCAGGTGCTCTTGCTGGCTGGGCCAAGAAGCAGCCTGGTGAATTCGTTGAAGCTGGCAAGAGGATGCTCCATCCCATCAAGTCAACCAAGGCTGGTTGGCGGAGCATGACACCAGCCAAGGAACTTGAGCACCTGAGAGCGACTAAGGCCCCTCTCTCCAAGATCGAAGAGTACACCAAGGGGATGGGTAAACACATCACGGAGGGGCCGACTGCTGGAGCTGGACGCATCCAGAGGGCCGCAGAAGCGCTGTCTCGCCGAGGCTGGACAGGAAAAGGTCGTGCCACGAAATACATTCCAGGTTGGAGCCAGAAGGGGCTGTACGCTGGCTTTGGCGGCTTGAGCGCTGCTGAGATTGCGCGGGCGGCCAAGAAAGATCCCACTCGCACTGGGGAGGGGGGTCTCTTTGAGACAGGGCTTGGTGAGGGCCTTGGTACTGCAGCATTCATTGCCGGCACCGGGGGCCTTGGTATACTACCGGCTACTGCTATGTGGTTGGCTGCTCAGAAGGGAGGCTCCAGTGCAGGCAGGATCATTGATCGACTCAGAGGAGGAGCTAATATAGAGACAGCAGCCCGTGCCCCCTCCCCTACTGAGGCAAATCAAATGATTCAGAATCTGGAAAGCCAGTCTCCTGAGGAGCAGCAGAAGACTATCGATATGCTGCGGAGGTACTACGGGTAATGGACGCGCTCACTTATGGGGCGGCTGGTGCCCAGCGCTTCTCACGTAACAGCGGCAGGTCTCTGTCTGGAGAGGCGGTGGGGGCGATCCGCTATCCGTCTCCATTCTTTGACATCGCACAGACCTACTTGCCCACCAGTTTCAAAACGATGCTGCGGTGGTGCCGCTACTATTTTCTCACCAACCCACTCATCAATGCAGTCTGCTACAAGATGGCAGAGTACCCCGTCACAGATTTGGTGTTCGACGGGGACAATGACCACGACAACAATAGGTGGGACCGTTTTTTCAAGGAGACTCTCCATTACAAGAAATTCGAGATAGAAACAGGCCTAGATTATTGTACCTATGGCAACGCCTTCGTCAGCATCCACTTCCCCTTCACGAAGAATCTCATTTGCAAGAACTGCAAGAAGATCGTCCCGATCAACCGCCAGAAGTATGTCTTCAGGGAATACAAGTTCGTCGGACAGTGCCAACGTTGCGGGCACCATGGGGAGTTCAGCGTCCGAGACTACTACGTGAAGTCCCCCCGGGAGATTCGGCTCATCCGTTGGAACCCAGAGTACATCTCCATCCAACATAACGAGGCGACCGGGGAGAACCGCTACTACTACAACATCCCTCCTACGCTGGCGAACGATGTTCGTATGGCTAAGCGCCACACTATTGAAAACATCCCGCAGGTATTCATTGAAGCTCTGCGTAAGAACAAGGCCCTGCTCTTCAGCAAGCAGAACATCTACCATATGCAACGTCCCACCATCGCTCAGAAGGATCGTGGCTGGGGCATGCCCATGATCCTACCTGTGTTGAAGGATGTTTTCTACCTTCAGGTGCTTCGCAAGGCCCAAGAGACAATTGCCATAGAGCACGTCGTCCCGATGCGAATCCTCTTTCCACAAGCTGCATCAGGGTCAGCGGATCCTTACTCAACAATTTCGATGACCCAGTGGAGAGATAAGGTTGAACAGGAGCTCATTCGCTGGCGTCTTGACAACAACTACATCCCCCTGCTCCCTGTACCTGTTGGTCAACAATCCCTTGGTGGAGATGGCCGGGCTCTCATGCTCTCGCAAGAGTACCGTCAATGGTCGGAGCACATTGTTGCAGGCATGGGTGTGCCTATCGAGTTTGTGTTTGGGGGAATGTGTAACGATATCAACGAGTTAGCAATCACTTCGAAGGGGATTGTGCCTCTCAGAGATCTCGTTCCAGAAGGTGAAGAGCGAACCAGGATTGTGGATTTCCAGGTAGCTAACCACGAAGGCGTGTTTTCTACGGTCTTGGGTCACAATGTTGGGTGGAAGCGCCCCGTTAGAGTTAGAACTCGTAGCGGATACACACTTCGCCCTGCGGCCACTCATCCTCTTCTCACACTGCAACCTGACCTTTCCGTGGCCTATAAAAAAGTTGAGGAGTTGGGGGTAGGGGACTACGTGATCCGCAAAGTTGGATCTGACTTGTGGTCTTCCACAGCCTGCGAGCTGCCTAAATATTCTTCTCCCGGTGCTAACCCAAAGGGCGGAGCAGCTCGGAGATCCGATTTGAGATTCCCAGCCATTATGACTGGGGAGCTGGCTAGGACGCTGGGCTATCTCGTTTCTGAGGGAAGCATTGACGAAGAAAGAGTCCGCTTCAGCAACAGCGATCGAGCTGTAGTGAAAGACTATCAGGCCTGCGTGGCTAGAGTATTTGGGTTGAAAAAGAGATTTCGCAAATACGTGGTGGACGGAAAGGACAATTGGGCGGTAGAAATCTGGTCTCGAGATTTGAGTGCTTTTTTCAAGAGCGTGGGGTTCTGGGGCGGTTGCCGAGACATGTGCATTCCATGGACGGTGTTGCGCTCGAAAAAAGAACACGTGGCAGATTTCCTTCGAGGATACTACGAAGGTGACGGCGGTTCCTGTGTGAAGGATGTTGGAGGTGGGGCGGTACGTGCTGTCACTACGAGTGGGCGACTAGCCAAGGAGCTGCAAGTAGTCTTACAGAACGCCGGAGTAGAAAGCTCTGTATACCCACCCACTAAAGCATCCCCATCTTTCAAGATAGACATTCGAGGCCGTAGCTTGAAGGTGTTCAGAGAGTTCTGCGGCTTCGTGTCAAAACGTAAGCTGGGTGCGCTGAACTTCTTGATTGAGGAGTTTGGCCACCATTCTCCCTCGTTCCCGTACATTCGGGAGCTAGTGGCCGGATTGAAAGCTAAGCACCCGCAGTCTTCCTGGAGTCGTAAGAAGCTGGACCTCGATATAGATCCTGTAATGACATTGTCAATAGCTCAAGCTGCTGAGCTGCTGGACCGTACAGATCCTGGATTTTTGTATGAGGCAATTTCTTCCAAAGAACTCGTAGCAGAAAGGGTTGGCAAGTTTTGGAAGGTTAGCGGGAAGAACCTAAAGAAATTTTGTTCTGAACATGGAATCAGTGAACGAGCCAATGTTGCCTGGCCCAGGTTCTACAAGAAAGAAGTGAGTCTCGACGCACTTAGGCAGACAGATTTGACCCTGGTACAGAAGCACGCACCTGAGGCTATGCAGACCTTAACCCGACTCATGGAAGGTGACCTTCGAGCGGAGGAGATCGTAGAGATTACACCAGAAGACGACCTGATTTTGATGGCCGATCTCACCGTGGAGGGGGAGCATGCATACATTGCAGGGGGAATCGTCTGTCATAATTCCTACTCCGGCTCGAATGTATCAATGCGAATCCTGGAGAATCACTTCCTCGACGTGAAGAGTCAGCGCAAACAACTCATCACGGACTTTTTGCTTCCTAACATTAGCGCGTTTCTCGATTGGAACCCAGTCACATGCCACTACAAGCGGTTCAAGATGGCCGACGACCTCCAGCGCAGCGCGTTCTACATGCAACTCAATCAAGGCGGCAAATTGTCTGACAAGAGCCTACTCGAGGACACCGACTGGGATTCGAACCGCGAACGAGACCGGATTGAAGAGGAGCGCAAGCTCATCCAAGAAGGCCAGCGTCGCCAGGCTATTGCCAATGCCAACATCCAAGGCGAGGCTCAACTCGTCATGGCGAAGTATCAGATGCGCGGGCAGAAGCTGATGACGGAGATGACTCCCGAAGCTGCAGGTCAAGGCATGCCAGCAGCGGAGCCGATGCCTGGAGCGGGCCAGCCTGGAATGAGCCCAATGGCTGAAGGCCAGATGATGAATGCGCAACAGAGCCAGGCTATGACAGCGGGCCAGACACCAGGCATGGAGATTCCTCCGGCAGCTCCACAGCAACCTGGTCAAGAGATGGCCCCCACTGCGCCTGGCATGGAGGGAGCGCAGTCTCAAGTAGGATCTTCCCCGGCTCCAGTGCAGGGACCTGGTGGTTTGGCCATGGGCAATGTCACTGACCTCGCCATGATTGCGCAGAAGGTGGTCAACTGGCTGAACACGATGGAGGACCAGGAGCGGCAACATCATCTGGTCAAGATGCAGATCAACAATCCGCACCTCTATGCCCTTGTTCTCCCCATGCTCCAGCAATCGGCCGGCTCACAGCAGAACTCAGCAGCAATGCCCGTGCCGGAGCAGCGACCTGCACGTCGCGGGCCTGAAGCTGCGATGGGGGCTTAGTATGAACCCGATCACATACCAGGCTTTCCTCGATGAGTTTGTGAAGATTGCCAAGTTCTCCCCCAAAGAGTTCTCCAGGTTGAGCAACTTTGTTCGATCTACGGCGAGCAAATATCGCATCCCGGCATCTCGAGTTCCAGGCCAGGCAGGCTTCACTACTGCGGCTATGAGAAAGGGCCCTGTTGTAGCAAGGGCAGAGCAAGCAGGGGTGAGAAAGGCAGAAGAGCTATCTCGGTTACTTCAGGAGGGGAAGATCACAAGGGAAGAGGCTATCAGTCGGCTGAAAATGAACAAGCCGGACATCACACTGCGCACTGTGTCAGACACGGTCCCCGGTGCTCCTG